AATTTTCGCGCATATTCATCTAAGACTTCGTCGCTATACCACAAACCATAAACTCCAACTGTGTCTTCGTGGGTAAATTCATATTTTGTTTTCATTATAGTTTTGAAATCCTTTCTAATAATTCGTTAAACATACTAAAGCTTTCCGGCAAATATTTCTCATAAAGCTCAATTTCCTTTTTGTCGTCTCGAGCAGTTGCCGAAAACATTTCAGCAAAAGCCTCCGAACCGAGAAAACGCTTTTTATGATTTTCGATTTGCTCCTTACTTAATTTTACACCTCTTATCGTTTTTCTACCATCCCAATATTTCTGTTCGTGACCCATTCCAAAGACTCTTAACCCGTTACTAAATGCAGCACCACCATATAAATCAAAAATACTTGCTAAATCATTTTTTGAATAGCCATTTTCAAGTTCGTTTTTAAGTTCAACAGACAAATTGTGTCGTCTATAGGCTAAATTTCTTCCTTCTTTAGTTTTTAGATACCTATTTGCTTCGTCAAAAACGGTTTCACCAAGAGTTTTACCATTAGAAAGTTCAAACTTACCAGTAGCTCCATAAAATGAGCCACGCCCTGCTCGGTGATCGAAACCGTGGCCGTATTCATGTAGAAAAACCTCAAATGGCTTTCTTATATCTTTTCGATTTCCAGTTGAACCATCGAATATACCAGCTATACGAACACTCACCTTATTTCCAAGCACGCTAAAGTTATCATTCCCAAGCGGTGAATCTTTAAAAGATAGCTCGCTCGAAAATTTAGCCCAAATAGAACGATGAGTTTCTGGCATTGCGTTTAGTTTTCTGACGACTTTTTCTCTAATATCATCAGTTTTCAGTGCTTCATTGAGCGAATCTTCAAGTTTTAAGCTCTTAATATCAGAATTATTAACTTTTTTAGTTGGTGGTTTTTTAATTTTAACTTCAATCTTATTGTCTGCCGGTGAAATACTCGGCACTGAAGCCGGCTCAGCTTTTGAAATTCCACTAACTTTTGCCCATTTTTCATAACTCATATTTGGCGTCTCGTAATTCTCGCCCGTTTTTGGGTTTCTGGCGATTCGAATTTCTGGATCGAATTCTTCACCAAAATATGCAGCTGTCGTTGTTCGGCAAAGTGGGTGAAATGGTGGAAAGTTCACGCCTTGCTTAGCTTCACTGATTTTAAAAACTTTGTGGTCTTTATGTTGGCAAATATCGCTAGTGCGGCCGTCCAGTGTTGCAATAATACGGTATTTTTCAACTCCTAACTCTTGATAAGCTCGTAGCTCTGCTGAATTATGGTAAAAAGCAGATTCGGTGCGAACGAGTCGTTCGGCATAAAATCGCCCAACATCAAAGCGTTCACGAACTTCACGGATCGTTTTTTCAGGACTTTGCCCAATTGCTACGGCTGTAGCTATTTTCGAATTGACTTGTTCAGCCAAAATGTCGGTATTTGCCCAGATACGGTTCGAAAAATGCTTTCCTTCAATTTTATAGTTCAAAATCTCCTGCACAGTGCGTGAGTTTAATTTCGAAAAGGTTAAAAGTGAGCCAAATTGTTTTTCTGTATCAAAAATTGCTCGATTGTATGAATTATTAATTGTATTCACAACCGAATTAGCCGTGAGATTATTTTGTTCAATTCCAGCCTTTTTTAGTTCTGCCCAAATCTGGTTATTAAGCATCTCTAATCTTGTCATTCTGAAATCGTAATTCTCCGGCAAATATTGATTCAAACCGAGCCGTTCCATTTCAGCTTTAAACCTTGCTATATTTCCGCTTGGTTCAATGCCTTGTAGCGCGAATTTATCGAAAGTTTTGTCGTTGCGGTAATAGTTAGCATATAATTTCTTAACTTCACGAATTGTTCGAATTTCAGCATCAGTGTAAGCGCTTTTTATGCGGTGAATATGGCTCAAAGATTGTTGTTCTTGGTTTTCGAAACGGGCAGCGGCACGGTTTTGCCAATAGTCTACGGATCTAGTCTCGTTTTTTTCTCTATCTTTCATAAAAATCTTTCGAAATATATAAAATATAGATACTTTATATAAAGACTATCTATATTTTATATATATTTTCCGTTCTATTCTTCTACTTTTTCGTTCTGATCTGCAATTTCAGCACTATTCATTGCATTATCTGCTTCATTTTTCTCGCTTAGCGCAAGATTCACTGTTTCTTTAGCATCTCGCACGAATGAAAGCTGGCTGACAAGCGTTTCACGATCTACGAGTCCGTTAAGATTGTTAATGATTTGACTAGTTTCAAGGTCATTTTGTGGCAAAGCTCGTTTGAAGATTACATCAATATCTTCGGTTGAAATTTTAGCCATCTTTGAACCTTTTTCAAGAAAAGTGTTATAAATTCGGAATCGTTCGAGCAAACTTCGTTCGAAATATCGCTCTTTATCTTTGATATGTTGTTCGAAGTCAAGGAGCTTATAGAGAATCGCTACGCCGCTCGAGTTTCCGGCAAAGTTTTCATCGCTCATATCTGGTGTCATCGAGATTTTATGAATATCAGCTGCAATAGTTTTTCGAAGAACGTCAGCATCGGCTTCATCAATAGATTTCACGATATACTCAATTTTGGCGTCTTGTGGAATATTTGCGACCATTCGGCTGTCTTTAAGCATTGCTTGCTGTTCTGGGGTGAAATCTGTGCCATAAAACGCGAGTAACGCATCTACCAAACGTTCACGGTCGATTACACGGTCAGATTGAAGAATATTGTAAGCATCAATCAATGGTAATACTGGTTCTGAATCACCCATTCGGTCTGAACCGTTCAAATATTCAACAATCGGCACTTCGCCAAAGTTATGATCAGTTTTAATATCTTTGCCAGTTTCTGGGTCACTTTCAAAATTAAGCGTTCCGCCTTTCAAAGTGCCTTCTTGCGTATAATCTGGCGTTAAAATTGTAATTTGGTATGAATCTCTTTCAATTTTTCCGTGCGCATTGATAATTTCTTCATAAACTATAGCGAACATCTTTTTATGTTCGACTGTCGTGTCGTGAACTAAAATTATATTTCGTGGATCAATCTTTACACTTCGAACTTCCGACTCTTCGTTAGCGTAAATTCGCTCATAAGCCACACCATAAATGCTTGCATGTGTTGCGAGTTCGACATCAAGGTTTGAAATCGCTTGTTTACGGTATGAGTTATTCAAGTTCTCAATGTTTATTTCTTCACTCGAAAGATAATTAACTGGTGATCCGAGCAAATAGCCGACATTGATTTTAGTGATATAACGCGCAAAATTAGTGATTGCGAGCAGTTTATTCGGTGTTTCACGTAATGTTACAGGTTTATTAGCATAATAATCAGCAAGAATCTTAAATTTAGCTCGATCTTGCTTGCGTTTGTTGCTTTCGATTAGGTTTTTTATCAATTTTCCTGTTATTTCTGTTTTTTGGGGTAAGCAATAAAATTTTTCCATATTTCCTCCTTTTGCTCTTAGAAAATTAGTGAGTTTGTGCCTGTTGATCCTCGATTTGAATTTGTAATAATGATCGGCTCAGCTCTAGCGGTGCATTGTTCAAAAATTCCAGCCAGAATATCACACATGTCATCGTGGGCGTTTTTGCCTTTGCGTTGATATCTCAGAACTTCATTAGCAGCTTCTGGCCATTTTTTCTGCCAATTCGGTGGCATAAATAAATGATTCTGTAGCCATGCGCTCGATGATAGAATACGACTTTCCTTGTTTTTGGTTTGCGTTGGTGTTTTAATAACCACTTTCGAATTTCCATTTTCTTCCAGAATCCTTTTCACATTACGTGCAAAACCGCGACCGCCGTTATTACTTTCGATCCTAGCAACGCTCACATCACTAGAGTCCAACATTTCAGCAACGGCCTTTTCAGTAAATTCCATAGGTTTGTCGGTATAAGTTATATCAGTTATATAAACATCTTGACCGTGCTTAATGTAATTCGCGCTAGCAAGGAAGTCAGCACCTTTATCAGCAGTATCGGTGATATTTTCAACAATCCCTTCAGGCAATTCATCCCACTCCATAAATGGTTTAAATAATCGCCCTGCAACATCGATTGGTTTTTGATTGTAGTTCGCCTCCACAATATCCATATTCATCGCTTGAGTCTTTTTCTTAAAAGTTTCGTAGTTCAGAATATCATCGCACAGCATTTTGGGTTTACCTTTTGGAGTTTTTGTCACAGCACGATATTCAATCACTCGTGGCTTAAACTCTTCGATAAATCGCCCAGCAAGGTCACCAGTCGCCCAGCGTGTCATCACAAGGATTATTTTCCAATCATTGCCCTCAACACGTGAGAACATCGTGTTATTAAACCAATCCCAATGTTCATCAAGCACACGTTCGTTGTAGGCTTCCTGCGAGCTTTTGATAACGTCATCGATAATGAGAAAATTCGCACCAAATCCTGTTGCCGTTCCCTTTGGGCTGGTAGCAAGATAATTCGGCTCGCTCGATCCTTCCAAACTCCACATTGAAGCAGCCGCCTCGCCATACTTTACGCGAGTTTCTGGGAAGATGTCAGAATAAATGATATTCGAACCAGCTTTTTCAGTCTGAATCATATTTCGAACATTTCTTGCAAAAATTCCAGAAACTGTATCGTTATATGATCCTGTCATAACTTTTGCTTTTGGATTCTTTCCGAATAACCAAGCAGTTAAATTTTGAGCAGTTAATGATTTCCCGTGTCGTGGCGGTGCATTAATTACTAACGTTTGCTCATCACTCTCAATAAAATCTTGAATCTGCCTACAAAAGTCTTTTAAATATTTGCGTTCTTCCTTGTAAAAATTCGGATGCATTAACTTGCAAAATTCGAATAGATCAATTCTCGCGAGTTCAAGCTTAAGCTCTCTTTGAACTTCTGGATTTTCGAGTAGTGCTTTGTCCATTCTTTAATGCCTTTCGAATTTCTGCTGCAGTTAAACCTTCGAATGGTCGTGGATTTGTTTTTTGTTCCACTTCCATTTGAATTCCTTGTTTTGCCTTTCCCTCAGTTCGGTCTGTAATTTCAATTGTGTTGTAGAGTCCGGCCTTTTCGCTGTTTCTAGCATCATAGACTCGCCTAAATGCTACTTCTTGAGCCATAGTTCGCTGATCATCTGGGTGGTCAATCGCCCATTGGTTAAATTCCTTCACCGTTAAGCTTAAAAAATAGTGATACTGATAAGAAATGCTATCTTCTGGTTTCCATCTTCCGCGATTATTCGGAATATTTCCTTCTGGCTGTCCGAATCTGCGGTTCAGCGGCGGTTTTCCTCTACCGACAACATAATCTTTTTTTGGCTCAGTTTTCTTTTTGGTTGTTGCCACGTATTTCCTCCTTCTAATTATTTTTCAATTTTTCTCCTACTTCTATTGGTTGAACGTTCATAATGAAGATTGTTAGCGATTAAATCACCGATCGTTTTTTCTTTCAAAAAACCTCGATTTCCAAGAAGAATAATTTTCGGCTTCCGAATTATGCTATTATTCGAAGAATATTCACCATCAATTTGAAGTTCAGCTAAAATCCGGCGGTTCGCCTCATTAAATAGAAAAACCTTATTCCTCCGCTCACGAAACCAAAGCTCAGAATTTAGTCCACATTCCTTTAAAATATCATTTGCTGCAAATAGCGCTTGTCTAATAAGTTTTTCTCGCTCAAAAATTTCAGCTCCAATCGCTCTTGTGCTTAATATTCTTGTTGTTGTGATGTTTTCTAGTTCTGTTATTGGGATATTTTTTATCATAGAATCTCCAGTTAAATTTATTTTTTCCCACCAAAAAAGCGGACACTGAATTATCAGTATCCGCAAATGGTTCGTAACTTTATTATACTATTTTTTGGCGCTTTTAGCAATTTTTCGGAAAGCTAGATATTGACAAAATTCTAGTTGTTTGTTATAATGAGAAGGATTTAATTTTGAAAAATCATAAAAACCCCAACAAAAGTCTCAATTTTATTAGTTTAATATTGGGGCTTTTTGTTTTGTCTCAATAATAAAATGGAGATATCTATGATTTTTAAACTTGATGAAAAAAGGAAAAATACAATGAAAGAGCGGCTTGGTGAGGCATGCCAATTTATTGATGATGAACGCTATTTGCCAATGTTTCGAAATAGACAGAAACGATTCCCTGAGGAATTTGCAAAAAGTATTGAACTTGCCAAGAAAATTAAAAACGGCGCGAGTAAATACTTTGCTCATATTTGGAGCTCTAAAAATATAAATAAATCACTTGAAATTTTACGTAGCATTATTAATCGTGCTAAATCTTTGCTTGCAAAAATTCGTTTTGAAAAGAAACAGTTAGCTCGAATTAGTAAAGCCCAGAAAGGTGCGAATATTTCTTTACGTGAAAGATATCTGGAACTTAAAAATGCTAAATTAGCTCATAGCTCGCTATTGTAATTTAAATTTATTTTTTATTGAAATTTGGGTTTCTAACCCTTTCTTTCTTGCGCTTCGTTGAAAATATTACAACATATTATTTTTTATTGTAAAATAGTAAAAAATATTCAAATTACAATGTCAAATAAAATGCTTACGTTATTTCAGAAATGGAGTCTGCGATGAGATAATTTCATAAAATTTTAATAAAAAAATAAGCCGAAATGGTTTATATAAAATGTTGATTTAATTTATTTATTTTATATAAAGGAGATTTAGATTTATGCTTGAAGATTACTCACCTGCTGAGAAACAGGTTTATCAATATATTGAATGGTGTCAATTTGTTGCTAATTTTACCGAAGCAACTATTAAAAGTAAACGTTCGTATTGTTGGAGTTTTATTGAAAAAATGAACATTTACGACATTAAAGAAATTACAGAAAATGAGGTTAACGAATGGGTGCGCTGTCGTCTTTCTGGAGATAAGGGCTTTTCAAAAATATCAGTAAACGCTTTGAGGTCTGAAAAAATTCAGATAATGGCTTTTCTCAAATGGGTTCACAATACACAGGGCGGCACTAAAATTCGTTTTCCGTATGTGGTTAATCCAAAGCCTGAGCCAGTTAACCGTAAATTCTATAGTAGCGCAGAAATAGACGATATGATCGATAAATGTAAAAGCTTAAAATCTAAAATGATAATTTCACTCGCCTTCGATACTGGGCTTCGCCGAATTGAGATAGTAAATATCAAATTCTCTGATATTGTAGGTAATCAAATTAAGACTATTGGTAAAGGACGAAAACTTGGATTTGTTTATTTTTCAAATAGAACTAAAAAATTAATTGAACAGTTTTCAAAAACTAACGAATCAGGAGAAATATATTTGCTAAAAAGACGTGAAGAATGCAGGGCGGAATCTTGTGCTTCCGTCATGACGGAGCGGCTAAAACGTGAATTATTTAAGATAGGCTACCCTAACTTTCAGATTCATGAACTTCGCCATTCTTTCGCTACCGATTTGCAGAAAAAAGGTGCAAGAATTGAAGAAATTCAAAAGTTGATGCGACACGGAAATCCAGCCGTTACTCAGCGTTACCTTCACGGACTTGATGGTGTTTTAGGTGATGTTTGGGCTAAATATAAAGGTTAAAAGACTATTTTACAAAAATAGTCTTGACAAAACTGCTAATGTTTGATATAATGAGAGCATAGAAATGAGGAAATAACCTCATCTACACTTTAACAAGCTGGAATAATTCTAAAGAGTTATTTCTGCTTATGTTGATATATTTTACCATAATCAAACCTAAAAATCAATGATTTTGTAGCTTTTTTACACTAAAAATGTTATAATAGAGCTTAATGA